TGGCCACACTACCCAAAGTAGTGCGTGATGCGCTGATTGCAATCCGTGTTCATCAAGTAATGGCAGTGACTCCAGTGCCGGTCGCCGCGCCCTGCCCTGCCGTTAAAAAACATGAAGTTTTTCGCGCTGATGGCGCGATGGTTAAGCGCGGCCTGATTCGGCGCGTTAAAAATGAGGCCAGTCTTAACGATCTGGATCGGGCGCGGCGCGATGCCGGACTGGTGTTGTGCCAGGCGATTGAATCCGCGATGGCGCTGTCCAGCTGCTCGGCAAAACATGCCATGCGTGAACTGTCTGAGCGCGTATTAGCCGGGGTCGCCCGTCCTGAATTGATTGAAGCGGCCGCAACGACCTATATCAAGCCGCGCAAGACAGGACAAACACTAGCATCGCTGATTTCACGCCTACAAAAGATGTATGCCGCCTATATGCAAGGGCGCAGTGAAGGCGATATCGGGCGTTATCTGGTGCCAGGAACACCTGAAAAATCCGGTTATAACCCGATCCATATCCATGCGTTCCTGATTTTTTATTGCCGTCCGACGCGGCCACCCGTCTCAGAGGCGTGGCGCGCAGCACAAGGCTGGTTTGCAGCTCAAAGCCTGCCTTGTCCTGCGGTAGATACGTTCCATCGCATCGAAAAATCTTTGCCGGTTACGATCAAATACCGTGGCCGCATGACTGGATCCGAATGGCGCGGCCTGAAGGCTTATGTGGCGCGCGACGTATCGATGTTCCATACCAATGATATCTGGGTAGCGGATGGACATAGCTTTAAAGCCAAGGTGCAACACCCGATTCATGGTCAACCATTTACACCGGAAATCACCGTGGTGCTTGACTGGGTTTCACGCAGAATTGTTGGATGGTCGGTCGATTTGGCTGAATCCACCATCGCGGTATCGGCAGCCTTGCGCCATGCCGAGCAACAAACCCGCGCACGTCCGCTGGTGTTCTATTCGGACAACGGATCGGGCGAAACCGGCAAGCTGATTGACTGCCCGATACACGGCACGCTGGCACGCCAGGGAATCACGCATGAAACCGGTATTCCGGGCAATCCACAGGCGCGCGGCATCATTGAACGCTCATGGCAAGTGACCTTGATCCCACTGGCGCGCACTTATCCGACCTGTACTTGGAAAGGCACGGATAAGGAGGCAACACGCAAGATGCTGGTCGGGCTGAACAAGAAAGACGGCACAGGCCGTTCGGTATTACCTACATGGAAACAGTTGCTGGACGACTGCGAACGCGTACTGGGGTGGGATGGTGAATACAACCGATTGCATTCACATCGTGAGCTAGATGACCGCACACCAACTGAAGAATATGCGAAAAAATTAGACCCAAATTCAGGGGCTTGCGGCCCTAGTGATGACGAGCTGGCTGTGTTGTGGATGCCGGAAGTGGGACGTACCCCGCAGCGCGGCGTGATCTCAATTTTTGGTAATGAATACGCCAATAGGATGCTGGTTGATGCACTAGAAGAGGGCGAAAAAGTGCGCGTCCGCTTCGACATTCACAATGCCGACAAGGTTTGGGTGTTGCGCATGGATGGCACTTTCCTTTGTGTAGCGGAATGGAACGCGCATAAACGTGCCGCCTTCCCAGTGGCTTATATGGATAAAAAGCGTCAGGAACGTGCCGACGGCAAGATCAAACGTGCGGTACGCGACATCAACGAGGCCAATGCTGAGCTGGGTAATGTGATTGAGGCGCAAGGCCAATTTACTCAGGATATTACTGATTTTATTGATTTAACACCCAAGGTCCCGGTTCGTGAGCAGACGGTTGAGGATTTCAGAGACGAACCGGAAGAAAAAGAGAAATTCATGACCGCAGAAGAGCAATTGATGTGGCTGTACGGCGGCGGGGAAGACCCAAGAACTAAGGATGTGGCCGTTAGCTAGTTACGAGCTAACCAACGGCCTTTTGTAGCAGAAGTAACCAGTAAGTAACCACTAAGAGGAATTGTAAATGAAACAGCACTTTGTAGAAACCAGTAATCACCGCCTGTTTATCGGCAGCGTCGCTGCAGTTGAAAATCGCGGCAGCCCTGAGGCGTGTATTTTGCTGCTGACGGGTGAGCCAGGCACGGGTAAAAGCTGCACCGTGGACAATTGGGGCGCAGCGCGGGACGCGATTTATCTGGAAGGAATCCCCGGCATGAGCCTGAGTTTTCTGCGCGACTATCTGGCTGATCAGACTGGCGTGATGGCGCGTGGAAAGTTCGATCAATACAAGGGAATGGTTGAGTTTTTCAAGATAAATCACCAGCCGATCATCCTGGATGAAGCGCAGCACGGGCTGCCCAACAAGGCCGAGTGCATCGAATACCTGCGTCGCATCGCTGAGCAAGCTAATACCTTACTGGTGTTGGTGTGCCACACCTCCGAGAAACACCGTTTTTCCGAACACCGTCTGGCACACGTCGCCACCCGCGTATCGGCAGCGCCAGAACTCAAGCCTGCCACCGTGGCCGATTGTGCGGCATATCTCGCTGAGTTGTGCGAAGTGGGCACTGATCAGAGCATCGCGCAGCAGGTGTTCGAGCAGTCACGCGGACGCTATCGCCTGATGAGCAACGCTTGCCGCACGCTGGAAGTGATCGGCGAAAAGAAGAATAAAACCGAGCTGATCGCCGCAGATATCAAGGGTATCCGGCTGTGTGAAGACGCGATGAAGAGCCTGAAACGGGAGGCAAAGTAATGTCCCGTAAAGGTCAAATCTCCCCGCGTACCGTCACGACCGGACTACGTCCGCGCGCCTGGTGGGTGATGCGCAAGCGTATCAATTTTACGGTGCAGGATCTGCTGGCCACGCTGGCGGACGGGACAGAACGTGATGCGATCGGAAATCTCGGCAAGTACATCCGCGCACTGGAAAAAGCCGGAATCGTTAAGCGCGAAGCCAATCGGCAAGCAGGCACCGCCCTAACCAGCCCAGGCATGCTGCGCTACCAGCTCGTCATCAATGCCGGTCGTAAAGCCCCGGTATGGCGTGCCAAAAACAATACGGTGTATGACCCAAACAGCGATACGGTGTACCCAATGGAGCTATGCAATGAATGACGCTCACACTTTTGATCTTTGCCGGGTGGCGGTTGATGCCAGCAGCATGACCGCTGTCGCTGAAGCAATTGGATACTCGCGCACAGCGATTTCACTGTATCTGTCCGGCAAGTACGGCGCAGGCGTGGAAAAGTTGGAAGCGGCCATTCTGGCGCGTTACGACATCTACCCATGCACGCATAACAACATTGAAATCAGTGGCCCAGACTGCCAGCGCCGCGCGACCGCACCACGTCCCTTCGGTGGTCGTGCCAAGGAAGCGCACTGGCTGGCCTGCCAGGTATGCCCACACAACAAGTCTGGAGATAAATCATGAACAATTTGCCACAACAGCAATTCGTTAAATCCTACGCAGGCTACGTCAGTCAGGCCGTGCGACTCAACACCGCACTACGGGCTGATTACTGCAAAAAATGGCTTAAATCACAAGGTTTTGAAGTCATGTACGTGCTTCCTGGTATGGATAAGCCACGTGTCTTTATCAAAAACAGCCCGTTGTGCGACAAGTTGGATGGCGCGGTGCATCGCTTTGAACGCTGTGCCGGTGTTGAGCGTCGCTACTGGTTTGCTATTCGTCACAATTGTGAAGTGCGCTGGAATGATGCGGAGGTGCAGTGATGTATATCCACGAGGAAATCATACAGAGCATGGCGCGCTTGCAGAAAAAACACGACCTGACTAAGACCGAAGTGGTCGCAGAAATGGCGCAAGCCATACACGTCATGCTGGAAATGATTGAGCCGTCATTAAAGGCTATCAGCGCTTATTTTGAAAGGAATGGGAAATGAAAATCACCCCAATTAATCAACCTGGTCGAATCTTGCTGGCATTACGCGCAGGTCGAATGGACGCAGCTCAGATAACTGAGAAATTTTCATTTGCGTACGCATGGATGTCTCGCCTGATCGCAGCGGGACTCATTGAAAGAAATGAGGATTTTGTTGTGAGCATTACGCCAGCTGGTCGGGCTGTATGCCCGAACCGTCGCGATGCCCAACTTGAACCAATGCACACCGGCAAGACCAGCAAGAGTCGCGCACACGGATGGTCGTCAACACGCCAGCAGCAAGGAGTATCGGCATGAGTACAGAAAACCTATGTTCCTGGCAATTCGATATGGCGGTAACGATGGCCAGCTTGGCAGCCGAATTGGACGATAAAAAGGGCGATATTGATGCGTTCCTGTTCCAGACAATCGAACTGGTGAGCAAGATGCATGAAATGGCGCAGCGGCTTGCCGGTGATCGTGCAGGCGAGATTTATGCGCCAGATGATGAGGAGGTCGCATGAATCCGATTCCACGCCCTACCGTCACCACCAGCGGAGTGCATCTGAAGATGGCGTTACATGCCTTTCGCAAAGCTGGAACCCGTGAGGATTGCATTGCGATCGCTGAGAAACATAAGCCGTACATGCTGGATGCCGACATCAAACAGATGCGGATCTCATTTAGGAATTTGCAACAAACCCAAAGCTACCATGAAACACCAACGCCAGCGGAAACGCAGACACCTTAATTTCTACCACTTAACCCGACAAAAGGAGCAACAAAATGGCTACACCCTCAAAAACTCGCCTCAAAGCAAAGGCGCAACTCTATGTGCCGCAAAATCGCGATGAGGCTGCCGCTGAAATCCGCAAGATAGGCGACCTGCAACGCGAATTTTTCCGCGCGCAGGCGGCGATGAATGACGATATCGCCGTCATTACAGCCAGTGCGCAGCCCGTACTGGAAGAGATCAAGACGCAGATCACCAGTCTGCAAGAGGCCGTGCAAGGCTACTGCGAAGCCAATCGAGACGACTTGACCAACGGCGGTAAGGTGAAGACGGCCAACCTCATTACCGGCGAAGTGCAGTGGCGGCAACGTCCGCCCAGCGTGCGTGTCTCCAAGTCGGAGCTGGTGCTTGAAACGCTGGCACGATTAGGTCTGATGCGCTTCATTCGCACCAAGGAAGAGGTAAATAAGGATGCC